GCGGCACCATCGCCGTTCTGGACTAACATTCCTTCGATTCCCAAACGCACCACCACCACCATGACACTCCCCGACCTCATCGACGCAGCGCCTGACTTCCTCCAAGACGCCTCCACCGAAGTCGCTACCGCCCTTGCCGTCGTATCCCAAGCCTTCCGCGATCTCGGCTTTCACATCACCGCCGAAGACGCCTACCCCTACGTCTCCCTCATCCTGGAACGGGCTGACGCTGACCTCGCCCTCTACGACAGCGAGGACGACGACGGGGAAACTGAAGAAGAAGGCGACGCCTGAGATAACAAATGGCAGCCGCTGATACCTGTCAAGCGGAAACCCTGATGCGTGCGGCAGAGTTCGCGCGCATCATTGCCAACGGTGGCAGACGTTCCGACTGCGTTCGCTATGCCGCCGAGAACTGGGGGGTATCGGTCCGCACCTGCGACTCCTACCTCGCCCTCGCACGCGACCAAATCCGAGCTGACTGGGACATTGAACGGCCGCAGATGATCGCCGATCTCCTGTCTCAATGCTCCACCCTGCAGGTTGAAGCCCGCCAGGCCGGACAGTTCCACATCGCCCTTGGCGCCATCAACACCGCAGCCAAGCTCGCGCAGCTCTGCTCATGAGCATCCTGCAGCAGGAGCGGGCCGGGCACGTCCTGATGCCCCCTGCTGTTGTCGCCTCAGTAGCTGCCCCCACCACGGCCGAGGTGCTGGCCCGCATGAGGCCCACCCTCCTGCGTCATCAGCTCGCCTTCTGCGACAACCTTGAAGCCCGCAAACTGGGCCTTGTCTGCGGCTTCGGGGCAGGCAAGACCCATGCGCTGGTGGCCAAGGCCATCACCATGGCAGCCCTCAACATCGGCCACGTCAGCGCCCTATTTGAGCCCGTGGCACCCATGCTGCGCGACATCCTCCAGCGCACCATGGATGACCTGCTGGAAGAGTACGGGGTGCCCTTCACGTTCAGGGTGTCGCCCCTGCCCGAATACGTGCTCACGTTCGCTGAGGGCAGTCACACGATCCTGTTGCGGACCATGGAGACGTGGAACCGCATCCGTGGCCAAAACCTTTGCGCCATCGGCTTTGACGAGGCCGACACTGCCAACAAGCGCGTCGCAGAGCAGGCCACACGCATGGCTCTGGCACGCTTGCGGGCTGGCAACGTGCGCCAGTTCTATGCTGCCACCACGCCCGAGGGGAGGGCTTGGGCTTTCGAGACGTTTGAGAAGAATGCTGGCCCTGACACCGCTCTCATTCGCGGGACTAGCTACGACAACCCGCATTTGCCAGCGGACTTCATCCCATCGCTAGAAGCCAACTACCCGCCTGAGCTGGTCCGGGCCTACGTTCTTGGCCATTGGGTTTCGCTAACCACGGGGCTGGTCTATGACCGCTTCAAGCGTGAGAAGCATGTGCGCGAGCTACCGCCTCTGCTGGATCGCTTTGGGCGCCCGTACCAAGACCAGAAGCCTGGCAAGCCGTGCGCGGACGAGACGATCATCCTCGGCTGTGACTTCAACGTGGGCAATACCAACGCAGCCCTGTACCTGCGCCGTGGCAATGACTTCTGGTGCTTTGACGAGGTAGCCAAGGCCCACGACACCGACGATCTAGGCCGGAAGGTGCGGGAGCGGTATCCCGACCACCGCATCCTGATGTACCCGGATGCCAGCGGTGCCAAGCGGACCACCAACGCCAGCAGGAGCGACATCGCCATATTGGAGGGCTACGGCATGTCCAACATGTCCCCCAGCGCTAACCCGCCGATCCGCGACCGCATCGCAGCGGCTCAGGCGTTGCTGGAAAACGGCAAGGGGGAAACGCATTTATACGTCACACCTAATTGCCCCAAAGTCATTGACAGCTTTGAGCTGCTGTCCTACGACGAGAAAACAGGGCTGCCCGAGAAAGGCACCTACGACCATATGGCAGACGCCGCTACTTATCCGCTGCACAGGATAAAAGCCGTAGAGAACGCTCAGGCTGGCAAGCGGGTTGGAAGTATCCGTCTGTACTGATAGAATAGGTGGTGCAGCGAGGCGGCAACCTCCTGCACCCAGCCACCTGAGCTACCAGGCGACATGAGCAGTGTGTCACAGCTTGACCTGTTTGCCCCGCAGGTTGTAGCGATTGTCTACGGGCCGTTCCTGAGCCGTGAGCAGGCCATGGCACGGGGGCTGTCTCACTACTTCACGGGGCTCCCATGCCGCAATGGCCACGTCTCCGTTCGTGGCGTTCGGAAGTGGAATTGCCTTGAGTGCGACAGGCGCCAAAAGGCTGCCGAGCGTGTCCGTGATCCTGAGCGGGTCAGGGCAAACGAGCGCCGCATGGCGGCCAAGCACAAGGAATCGAAGAGTGAGCAGACGCGGCGCTGGCGCCAAAGGAACAGGGCTCGTGTCCAGCAGTATTCGGTCAACTTCAGGATCCGCTATCACTCGGATCCCGAGTTCAGGGCCCGCAAGCAGCAGTACTTCAACACCTACCACATGGAGCAGCGGGCACAGAAGACCCCGCTTGCTATCCGACGTGCATTGCGGTGCCGTGCCTATGGGGCCCTAACGCGTCAGTCGGCCACGAAAGCTCACGCGTTCAACGACCTGCTGGGCTGCACTCCTGCCGAGCTGCGGGCTCACCTTGAGAACCAGTTTGTAGATGGGATGAGCTGGGACAACTACGGAAGGGATGGCTGGCACGTCGATCATGTAAGGCCATGTCTGAGCTTCGACCTCACCGACCCCGAACAGCAGCGCCAGTGCTTCCACTACGCCAACCTTCAACCGCTCTGGGCCGCCGACAACATCCGCAAAGGTGCAAAGCTGCCGGACAGTTTGCCATAGGGATTTGGGCAACCTAAGCCAAAGCCCTGACCCATGAGCGCCGGATACCTGCTGCCCTCCAGATACACAGCCTCCGGCATCATCGCTGCCCCAGGCACCACTGCCGCATCCGTCAACGATTGGCAGGTCTGGCAGCCTTCCGCCGCATGGACACGCCAGGAGCCACGATGGCGGCTGATCGAGGCGTTGCACGGCGGCACCCTCGGGATGCAGGCGGCAGGAACCACATGGCTGCCGCAGGAGCCCCGCGAATCAGACGAGTCCTACCAGCGCCGCCTCAAGGGATCGGTCTGCCCGCCGTACCTGCAGCGGATGGAGTCCATGCTGGCCGGGATGCTCACCCGCGTTCCGCTCAAGCTGGATGGGGTGGTGGATCAGATCCTGGAGCACCTGTACGACGTTGACCAGCAGGGCAACGACCTTCAGCGATTCCTTGGCACCCTTGCCCGTAAGGCCCTGCGCTGGGGCCACATGGGCATCCTTGTGGACTACCCGGCTGACATTGACGGCACACCTAGCCCCCGGCCCTACTGGATCGCCTACGAGCCCCGGCAGATCATTGGCTGGCGCACGGAAACCGGAGGCAACGGGGGCACGCTGACGCAGCTGCGGCTGTACAACACCTACACCGCGCCCTATGGCGACTTCGGTGAGGAGCAGGTGGAAGAGGTGCGGGTGCTGGAGCCTGGGGCGTACCGCGTGTTCACCCGCCGCGCATCCAAGGGCCAGGACTGGGTGGAAACCGCCAACGGCACCACCACGCTGGATTACATCCCGTTCGCGGTGGCCTACAGCGAACAGGTGGGCACCCTTGAGTCCCGCCCGCCGCTGGAGGAGATCGCACACCTCAACCTGCAGGCATACCAGCGCAGCAGCGACCTGGCCAATCAGTTGCACCTGGCCGCCGTGCCCCGGCTGATGATCTTCGGCGCCAGTGCCGAGATTGAAGAGATCGAAGCCGGCCCCGAGGCCGCGACCACCTGGCCCGTGGATGCCCGCGCTGAGTTTATTGAACCGGCCGGCACGTCCTATCAGTACCAGTTCCAGCACCTGGAGCTGATCCAGCAGCAGATTGCGCAGCTGGGGCTTGCCACGGTGATGCCGCAGAAGCTCGCCGCGGAAACGGCCACCAGCAAGGCCATCGACCGCAGTCAGGGTGATGCGGCGCTGCAGGTGTTCGCGCTGCAGCTGCAGGACTGCATCGACAACTGCTTGCAGTTCCATGCCGACTATCTCGGCCTGCCCGCCGGCAGCTGTGAGCTGTCCCGCGACTTCCTCGCCCAGCGCCTGGATCCCACCGAGGTTGCCCAGCTCATTGCCCTCAACCTGAACGGCAGCATCACGCAGGAGAAGCTGCTGAGCCTGCTGGACAAGGGCGGATGGATGGGCGATGAGTTTGAGCTGCAGGAGGAACTGCAGGCCACCGAGGCGCAGCAGCAGGCACGGATGCAGCAGCAGGAGCAGATGCTCCAGGCAGGCATGAACGAGCTGCCGCAGTAGGCAACCTACGGGGCACACCAGCCCTGTGGGCATGTCTGAATCATCCGCTCCTGTGGAGCAAACCCCCAGCACCGACACCGCTGCCGAAGAACTGGAGCGCCTACGCGCCAAGAACCGCGAACTCCTGGACGAGGCCAAGAAAGCCAAGGCCAAGGCCGCTGCCGTCCCTGATGGCGTGGACGTTCAAGAGCTGATCGAGTTCCGCCGCCGCACCGAACAGGCCAAGCTTGAGGAACAAGGCAACTTCGCGGAGTTGAAACTCCAGCTCCAGAACCAATACGACAACGACACCGCAGCCCTGAAGCGCGAGATCGAGCGGCTACAGGCCAGGATCCGTGATCTGGAGCTGATCAGCCCCGCATCCTCTGAGCTGGCCAAACACGTCCATGATCCTGATGACGTGTTCAAGACCGGCCGACTGAAGCCTGAGCAGATCGAACACGGCGCCAGCGGGCCCGTGGTGGTGAATGGCCTGGAGCGGATCCCCATTGCTGACTGGGCACGCGCCAACCTCCCCCGCCACTACCTGAAGGAACCCCAGGCCCGTGGCACTGGCGCCCCTGTGGGCGGCAGCGTTGCCACATCCCTCCCCACCGGCACCAATAACCCGTGGGTGCGGGCGTTCTACAACCTCACCGAGCAAGACCGCCTGGTGCGCATCAATCCGCTGCTTGCCGCTCAGCTCAAGAGCGAGGCAGACGCTATCAATGCGCGTGGCTGATTCCGTGGCACACTATCTGTAACTGGGCCGGCTGTGCCGCCCGCAGGCTTGTGGCCATCCGTTCCCCATCCCGTAGAGAGCAATGGCTTTCACCTACCGGGCGGACGCTCAGATCCTCAA